CAATTGCGCCGGGCATTGCTTTACCAAAGAAACCCGCGCCAATATCAGTTAATCGACCTGCGCCGCTACCAGTGGATTGGTCAATCAAACCGCCGTCTTTTGTGATGTCGCTTAGTTGTGTGATCGCAAAGCCAAGGTCTTTACCCATTTGCGCTCGTTGTAGGGTAAGTTTTTCGGCAGTAGCCGACGGTCTTGCCCCGCCAATTACGCCGGGCGACCCTGCGCCGCCGCCTTGATACGTGCGGGCGTCAACTTGCAAGAAACTGCCTGGCTTATTCGGGTCTTCAATCGTTGTAATTGTTGGCGCAACAGGTTGCAAAGGCGCGCGGCTGGCGTTGGCAATTCGTATTCTTTGTGCTTCTTCGGCTGGGGTCAAAATACGATCTTGACGTTGCGCGTCACGAAACGCTGCGTAGCCTGCTTGCGTAAGGGGGTAACCTAACTCTTTCATTGTGCGAACATCAGCCGACGTTGCTTCAGGTACATTGCCAACTATGCGCCCCTGAGAATCTAAAATAGCCGAGCCAGGCGCGGCGGTGTTTACTTTGGACGCCAACGCAATATCCGCATCCATGGCGCGAGCCGCATCTATATCGCCTTCGGCCAAAAAAGCATTGCGTCTAGCACGCAAGACTTGCACATCTGGCCCGGCAGGTGCGGCAGCGGCAGGGGCCGCAAGTCGGTTGGCAACAGGCTCAGGGGCCATGCCAAACGTACCTGAACCCAGCGCGCCAGCTTGCATGGGTGCGGTCAGTGCGTTGGCAACTGGTGCGGCAGCGGCAGCAGGAGGTTCACCCATACTCATAATCCTGGCAAACCGTGCGCGCTTATCCAATTTCTCACGCAAATTAATACCAAATTCCATAAACTTGGGGCTGCCCGAATCAATATAAGCCTTGGCAATTTGGTCCAAATCCGATGGCCCACCATGCTGCACAGCAGTGGCTTGAATTTTCCTGAGCGCCTCATCATCGCGGCGCATCTGGGCAAGTTGCATCTGCGAGACTTGGTTTTGGTTCTGCGCGCTTTCAAGCTGCGCCATCTGGCTGTATTGCGCTAGTTGGTTGGGCACTTCAAGAGGCCGAACGCCCAGTGCGATGGAAGGGTTGAGTGCCATGTTCGTTCCTTACGATCTGTAAGCGGATTGGCGAGTCCGCTCGTTATACGCAGCTAACAAATCTTGCTGGCCAGAATAGTTCAGATAACTTCCCAAACCGCCTGTCAAAGCGTTAGCTGTACCAACGTCCCCCGCCGCCCGGGCTGCGCCTGCCGACGTGAGGTTATTGGCCGCGCCTGTGCCGTAGTTGCCCGCCGCAGCCGCTTGGCCTGCCGCGCTGGCTTGGCCAGAACCTGTCAAAGTGAACAAGGGTGCCAACTGGTTGGCACGGTTGGTCTGGTAGCGGTTGTAGGCGTTTTGGTATTCCTGACTGCCCATCTGCTGGCCGTAGCTTGTCAGCGCTTTGCCCGTGTTGCCAGACAGCAAACCGCCGCGAGCGGCTGCGGAACGCTCCAACGCCTTTTGGCCTTCAGACAATCTGAATCCATAGCCTGGGTCTTGACCGGCCAGCAAATCAGCGCCGGTAAAGTCTTTGGTGTACTTGCCAAAGTCTGCGCCTGCTGTGCCGCCAGGCAAGCCAAGAAAAGTCAGCAGTTTGTTTTGAGCGCCTACACCTGCGGCGGTAAATGGAGCTAAGTCAGCGCGTTGTGTTGCATACTGTTGGGCGAGCAACTGATTGGCTTGGGCCGCAGCGTCCGATTGCGTTTTTGCCGCAGTTTGCGCCGCGTTTGCGCCGATCAAAGAACTGCCAACTATGGCCGCAGGTGTCATCCAACTGGGCATAGCACCGGCGGCAGCAGCAGCGCCAGCGCCAGCAAGGGGAACGGCAGATGAACCCTCTGCCGCTATTTGGGACGCAAGAGCACCTGTGCCCGCAGCGGTTCCAGCACCAGCAAGAGGAACGGGAGAAGAAGCCTCTACCGCCGTTTGCGCTGCAAGAGCATTCGCGCCAACGTTGCCAGCAGCAAGCGCGTTTGTACCCGCCGCCGTGCTTGCACCAACGCCAGCACCGCTTCCACCATACGCGGCAGCAAGATCAGCCGCAGCAGCAGTCCCCGCAACACCTGCGCCAATTCCCGCCGCAGTCCCCGCGCCTACCCCAGCACCAGTTGCGCCATAAGCAGCAGCCAAGTCGGCAGCAGCCGCAGTCCCAGCAGCTCCTGCACCGGCAGCACCCAAGCCTGGGATGCCAACGCCAGGCAAGCCACCACTGGCGGCCAAAGCAGCCAAAGCAGCAATGGGGACGGCATTCTGAGACAGACCTAAATCTTTGTCTAGTTGGGCAAAACCTTGACCAATCCTGCCAAAAAAGCCGCCACCTTGTTGCGCTTTTAACTCAACATTTCTAGCATCAAACGCTGCTTGTTTGGCTGCGTGTTCTGTATATCTAGTTTGGATTGTGTCTAAAGGAACATTGTTTTGCTTTAGGTACTCAATTTGTTTAGTCAATAGCCCAGAGTCAGCTTGATTAACTGCGCTGCGCACACCATTACGCATAGCCTTTAAAACATACTCTGTTGGATTAGTTAACGCTGCTTCTATATTTTGTTTAAGAAAGTTACCCCCTGAAGGGTCATAACCTTCAAGAGTGCGTGTCTCGTTAATGGCATTTTGAAATCCGGCATTAAGTTCATCGTCAAACCCAGGTATTGAAGATAATTTTTTTACCGTTCCAATATCCTCTGGAAAGTATTTTTGTATGATATCTAGTGTGTCTTCAGATAATGCCATGTCACACCCCCAGTACCAAAACAACTTGCAAGCACTTGCAAGTCACATTGAAGTTATTTTTGAACATCATATCGGCGCTCCTTTATTCCAGTAACAGGCAGTTGTTGGCCGCAGCCTGCATGATAATCCAATTGGTGCCGTCTGACACAAGTGCGGCCCAATCTCCAGTAGACGCGGCAAGGATGGCTGTAGCGGCTGCGCCGCCTGCCAAACCCACCACATTGCTCGACGCTGACACCAACGTCTGCGCCTGGGTGTTTTTGAAATTTAACTGTCGCCCGGTATTGGTTGAGGGCGTTGGCAAGGTCACCGTACAGGTCGAGCCTGTCTTGTTGTTGATGAACCAAGTCTCACCCGCGCCGACTGTGAAGTCAGCGGTCTTGGTGATGGGCGCAGACGTGGCGGCTGACAGCGTACCGGCTGAGAATGTCAGGCCGGTGCCAACAGTCACGTTGCTAAACCCGCCAGCACCGTTGCCGTACAGAATGGACGTGCCGCTGGTCGCGGGGGCGTAATCGGTGCCGCTGGTCGCAGCACTGATAGCCGTGCCGTTGCCTTTGAGCAAGCCGGTAATTGTGGTTGATAGAGTCAGCGCAGGCGTTGCCCCACCGCTAGAAGTCCCCGCCAAACCATTGGCCGACACGACAGAAACGCTGGTGACCGTGCCGGTGGTCGGTGTAGTCCAAATCGGAATACCAGCGCCTGCGCTGGTCAAAACCTGGCCAGATGTGCCCGCAGCCGTGAAGGCGTAGGCCGTCCCCGTCCCGTAGGCCACCGCGCCAGCGGTAGGCGTGGCCGTCCCATTTGTACCGCCGTTGGAAATAGGCGTGATACCAACGCCAGCCCCTGTTAGGGCGTAAAGGTTGTTAAACCAGCGAAACCATTGCGGCGACACGATGCCGGTGTCCCCGACGGTAATCGGAACCCGAGGCGCAGGTATCTGACTTTGATTGGGGATCGTAGTAGCCATTGTTAGGCATTGGTCGGGCTCAAAATTAACTCAGCCCCCATGATCGCAATTTTTACGGGTTCTGTGCCTGAAATTTCGTAGACCCGGTCGCGCAGCTTGAGTGTCATGCCCAGACGACGCCAAAACACGCGGCGTTGGTATTCACCAACGCGGCCCATGGACGACCAATGCTCATTGGACCAAGTGTGGCCACCGTCATCAGACCAACGCAACATGACTTCAGGGTCGGTTGCAATATTGGGGATAAAGTCCGCAATTAAATAATCGCCGGCTTCAGTGATCAAATAGTCATCGTTCTCAGTCAACAAATAAATTGTGGCTTCTATCGGAAGACCTGTGCCAGCTAAACCAACGCCTGATTCACAGTCAAGTTGCAGGCTGTGGTGCGCGGTGCGTTTGAGGTTGTTTGTGCCGGTTGGCAGCGCTCTCCACGACCGCAGCCACTTTTGCGTTTCGCCGTTGTCAGCATAGACGTCTAAGTCAAAAGCGTAGATATTGCCGTTTTCATAGTCGCCAATGATGATCTGGTTGTTGTACGCCATCTGGCAGTTGCCGCGATGCCTGATGAAATTGCCGTTGTCCCAGCCCGCGCGCTCATGCCAGGCTTGGGTAGACACGTCGTACACCCAAGTGGCGTTGGCGGTGGGAAAGACTAGCACGTAAAAGCCGTGGCCTTCTTGTTGGTATGTGTACGCAAGTGCGTCGCTGATGGTGCTGTACTGGGCGATAGCGTATTCAATGGCGTGGGTGCTGACACGAATGCCCGTGTAGCCATTGGCCCTGTAGACAATGCCTTGGCCGCGAGCGTCTGCGCCCAGCCAAAACAGGCCGTTATCGAGCTTGGCCACCGAGTAGGTAGCTGCGCATCCAATTTCGTTAAAAGCGCCTTGGATGCGCTGCAAAGGGAATCCAGCGTCGCCTGAGTTGTACCAAACCTCAACCGAATTGGTTCCAAACAGCCACACCTCACGGTGATCGACGATCATGCTGATCAAGTTGTCTGGCGCACCTTCGGCGCTGGCAAAGTCTGTCGGGTCAACAGAGTGGCCGTCATACAGGCTTGTGACCCACAATTTTTGACTGTTGGGCTCAATGAAGGCAAAGTAGCCATCAATGAAGCCAACGGTCAACGCCCCGGGGTAGTCGGGGTCTGTGATCTGCGCAAACACGTTGGTGCTGGCGTTGTAGATGTAGCCCGGGCCATTGGCCGCGACAAACATTTGAATGCCGTTGTCAGATATGCTGACCGGCCCCGTGTTAGCAATCGTACCCAACAGCGTTGTGGTGTAGTTGGGGGCCATCTTATACAGCTTGCTGCCGCTGACCACGTACCCATACCCACCAAAGGTCCATAGCCCGCGAATGGGCCCGGTGCCAATGGTGGTCAGCAAACTGAGTCCTGGGCAACGCTGCAAAAAAGCAGCCTCTTTACCGCCTTCGGGTATGACTTCTGGAAAAAGATTGACCATGCGGTTGTCCGCAGCATTGACGCTGCGGGCAACATACGCCGAGCCTAAGATCGGCGTTTTCATCAGTAGTTACCGGCGTAGATGTTAAACCGCTGGCGAGTGGCCACAATGGCGTAAGGCATTGACATGATGTCATCAGGATTGTTGATGCGCTTCAAGTTGCGCTTGCTTGTCATTGCAATGCGTTGCACCTGTGGGCTGGGCTCAACGCCAAACTCAGGCGCAAACTCCATGGCCAAGTTGTATGTAACAGCCCGTAGATACCCAGGCGGGTAATACATGACCGTGGCCAAATTGGCGGCTTGGTTCAGCTCTTGCACGCTGACAAAGTGCCACTCAAGATCGCGTGTGGGCTCGGGGTAGACCGTCATATCAACGTTTGGAAACGTCATGTTCACAAAAATTACTTGCGGGTACGTTGATGTTACGGTTTTGACAGCGATGCCGTTGTATTGCTGTTGATTGACAAATTTGATGCCAAACGACACGTTTGTGCTGGGGTCACGGTAGTAGGTAGCGTCGTCCATCAAGACGGGGCGCAAGCCGACAAAGTCGCCTGTAGGGCCAAGCGTGCGGTTGATAAACCCAGCAGGCCACGTAAAAATTTGATCTTGGGTACAGAAAACAGACAGGCGTTCAGTGCTCCAAGAATCAATCATCTGGTTGAGCGCTATCAATGCGTCTTGCGACACTGACGCGGCTGGCGTTTCGCCTTCGGCCAACACACCGAGCAATCGTAACGACCTGTTGATTTGTTCGGCAGTGGTATAGGTGGCCATGTTTACGCTCCTTGTTCGACCGCCTCACCAATAGGACGGCCACGTCTACGTTTTACTTCCTGTGGAGCCGCCTCTTCAACATCAATTGGCGTGTCAAGAGTATAGCGTGTCCAACCATTTTTTTCGTCTTCTACAGCTTCAAGTTCCATCGTTGCAACTTTGGCGCCGTGGACTTCATGCGACATGTAAATAACGGGCATAAAAAGAAGGGGGTGATTAGCCCCCTGGTTGGTTAGCTTGCGCCGTGGATGATGGAAAAGTTGATGATGACAGCTTCAGAGTATGAAGTCGCCGCAGTCAAATTGCGCAACGTGATCAAGGCAGAGCCAGCAGCCAAATACGAAACGTAAGTGGTGTAAGCCCCAGCAGCGCTACCCGTAGTATTGCTGGAAACGTTCACAATGATTGTGTCATTGATGGAGATCGCGCTGTTGGTCAAAATGAACGACACAGCGGTGGCTCCGGCCAAGGCGGCGGCATCCATAGTAATGCGGCCAGCAGACTTGTTTAGAGTCACGCCGGTTGATTTGCTAGTTATTTGGGTAACTGCACCTTGACCAGCTGCGGCATAGCCAATTTCTTGACTTGCGTAACAGGTAGTAAATTCGGGGTCGCTGTACGCAACGCCTACTGCTTGGGTGTTTGAAGGCATGATTGTTCCTTAAAAACGGGGGCCAAAGCCCCCATTAGGTTTAGGCCACGCGGTACAAAGCCCAAGCACCGTCGCCAGATTTAACTGCGCGGTACTTTTGGGCGGTGCCAGCGGTGGTGACGGTCATCAAGCCTTGTGAGCCAGAAGAACCGATAGTCCATCCGGTGTTGGTTGTGATGGTAATCACGCCGCCGCCAGAACCGTTGGTATTGATCACCACAAAATCAAAGCTGCTATTGACTTTGGCGCTGGTCACAACTGCGTCCAGATCGGTAGCCAAAGGCAGTGTGTAAGCCGCTGCGGTTGTGGTGGGAGTGCCCAAAATGATACCGTTCAGCAACTGGGTAGTTGTCAGCGTTGCCGTGACAGTTGCCGTTGCGGGGGTACTTTGGGTGTTCATTTGAACTTCAGTCAGATTGCCGTCACCAATTTGGTAACCGCCTGCGCCATTAGGGAGTGCCATGATAAATTCCTTGAAAAATGTTACGAATCAACCCCAGATGCGGCAGGCCATCTGTGGACGAATGGTGGAGAAGCCATACAACACGTCAATACGACAAGGCATACGGTCGTTGTTGATGTCGTACTGGCGAACCACACGCAAGCTGATGCCATTGTGGACGGCACGCGCAGCCATGTCT